ATGGGCGTCAACGACCCCAATGTTACCGCTTACTGGCAGGAGTGGCAGGAGGTGCCGAAGTGGAAAAAGAAAAAGTCGTAACTTCTGAAGACAGTATTTACATTGATGGGCTTCGTTTGTATGAACGCCTTCTTGACCGCGCAGAAGAGCTTTCCAATTCGAAAATGCCGGGAGAATTTCGTGGAATGATGAAGGCAATTGATATCGTTAGTCACGAGTGCTGCGTCGCCGCACTGAAACAGGAGAAACAAAATGACACAGAAACGGTTTAAAAAACTGCTGATGGCGCAGGGCTACAGTGCAAACTCGGTGCGTAGCCTTGTGGAGCACATAAGGTGCTTCGGCAGAGCATCGAACAGGGCGAGAACCTTGTGCTGCTTGCGGATGCGAATGCCGTCACTTGCGAGTTTAAGACGGCTAGGATCTACCCCTACGCAGAAACTTACAAGCGGATCTTGGAAGGGCGTGATTTCCTTGTCTGAATCCATTATGCAGTCCCGGCGGGAGTGTTACGTCTGCCGGATGAAGTACGGCGTTGTGACCGCCAAGGACTTGGAGGAGCATCATGTGCTCAACGGTCCGCTGCGCCCGGTGGCGGAACAGTACGGCCTGAAAGTTTATCTCTGCCACCGGCACCACAACGAGCCGGGCTACAGCGCCCACTTTGACCACAAGCTTCGTCTGTATTTGAAAAAGCAGGCACAGCGCAGTTTTGAGGATGTGTATGGGCACCGCCAGTGGATGGCGGTGGTCGGAAAGGATTATTTGAAATGCTCAACGTTGTAGCGATCATGGGCAGGCTTGTTGCTGATCCAGAGCTGCGCACCACCACGCAGGGGCATAGTGTGTGCAGCTTCCGCATAGCGTGCGACCGCAGCTATGCGCAGCAGGGTCAGGAACGGCAGGCAGATTTTATTGATATCGTGGCATGGCGGCAGCAGGCCGATTTTGTGTCCAAGTACTTCCGGAAGGGCAGTATGATCGCCGTTGAGGGCAGCTTGCAGACCCGGCAGTATCGGGACAAGCAGGGCAGTAACCGCACCGCTGTGGAGGTCGTGGCGAATAATATCAGCTTTGCCGGCGCAAAGCGTCAGGACGGTCAGAGCGTGCCCTCCTACGAGCAGCAGACTACAAGCCATGTGCAGCAGGCAAAAGCCGCGCAGTACGCTCCACAGCCCGCCTACACGCAGGGTAGCATGGATGACTTTGCTGTGATAAGCGATAACGACGATCTGCCGTTTTAGGGGGGTAAGGCGTGAAAAGTAAAACAAAACCGAAACAGGACAGTTATGTTGTCCTGCAGCGCTGGATGCGCACAGAGCTTGGATTGAAGGGCAACGAGCTGACGGTGTATGCCATCATCTACGGCTTCTCTCAGGACGGCGAGAGCGTCTATAAGGGCGGGTACGGATACCTTTCCGACTGGACAGGCCTGAGCGAAAACGGTGCCCGGAACATCGTCAAGGAACTTTTGGCACGCGGACTGCTGAAGGAGCTCAAAACCATGGTGGGCGGCATCCTCGTGAACCAGTACGTTGCAGTCCGCAACCCGGTGCCGGAGGATAGCGCAGACCCCTACAAAAATTGTACCCCTACAAAAAATGTACCCCTACAAAAAGTGTATCCGAACCCCTACAAAAAGTGTATCCAGACCCCTACAAAAAGTGTAGACAGGAAATATATAGGGAAACCTATAGGGAAACCTATCTATCCGCGCGAGGAGCGCGGAACGGATACGATGGATGGATTGGATACCGCACGAGAGGATGTCTTGGAACGATTCCGGGAGCAGCTGGAACTGGACACGCTGGAGCGCCGGTACGAGCCTGAGAAATTGGAGGAACTGCTGGACAACATTGCGGACATGTACTGCTGCCCCAGCATGATCCAGACCATCGGGCAGTATCCGCAGACGACGCAGTCCATCCGCAAGCGGCTGGACAAGCTTACCAGCCAGCACATCGAGTACGTTCTGGATGCGCTGCTCAACAGCACAAAGCCTGTCCACAATATCCGGGGCTACATACGGGCGGTGCTGCTGAACGCTCCCACCACCATGGAGCATTACTATCAGGCAAAGGGCAACAGCATCGCAGCCGGCGGAGGAGGCAGGCGCTGATGCAGGAGATCTGGAACGAGGAGCTCTACCCTCTCCCAAAGAGCAGCCCTTGCCGCAACTGCCCCTGTAAGGCGTGCTCGCCGAATTATTACAAGAAATGCACAACATGGCTTGCGTGGTTTGCCGAAAGCTGGGGCAGCATCCAGCAGCAGGCCGCAAAAGCCGCAAGAATCTGAGAATGGGGATATCGTCATGAGAACAATGGCAAAAATCGCAATCATCAACCTGAAAGGCGGCGTGGGGAAATCCGTCACCGCCTGCAACCTTGCCTGCCTGCTGGCAGAGATCTGGTCCCGGCGGGTGCTGGTGATGGATCTGGACAAGCAGGGCAACACCACCAAGTTTTTCAACCGCTTTGCTTATGGCCGCAAGACCATGGGCGATGTGCTCACCCTGAACGCCAAAATGCATGATGTGATCATGCAGACGGACTTTGAGCACGTCGATCTGGCACCCAGCAACATGGAGATGTTGCTTTCCAACAAGAACGTAATGCTGGATGTGCTGCGGCCGCAGTGGGACAGGCTGCGCAAGGCGCTGGACACCGTCCGCAACGACTATGACTACTGCATTATCGACTGCCCGCCTGACATCGACATGGCTACCGTTAATGCGCTGGCTGCCGCCGACTGGGTGATCATCCCGGTGGACTGCGACGAGTGGGCGATGGACGGCATGGATGAGATCCGCGAGCAGGTGGATGCAATCCGGGATGCCTACAACCCGCAGCTGGAAGTGATGGGCGTGCTGGCAACCAAGTACACCCGTGGCAGGTACAGTGTGGACACCATCAACGAGATCGCCAACATGGACTTGCCCGCCTTCCGCAACCCGGATAACAGCATTTTGCGCATCGATTACAGTGTGAAGGTCAAGGAAGCCAAGGCACGGCACTTGCCGGTGCACAAGGTCTGCCGGAACATCAAGACCAGCGCCCAGTATAAGGCGCTGGCGCAACTGGTGAAAAAATGCGTGGAGGGCGAATAACATGAGCACTGGATTATTAAACAGCCTGATGAACGCCCAGAGCCAGACGATCACCCCGGCGGGGCAGCAGATGCAGGTGGTGATGATTCCGAGCCGTAATATCATCCCGAACCCGGACAATGACGAGATCTATACCATCGGCAACATGGAGAGCCTGAAGGACGACATTCAGCAGAATGGTCTCCGGCAGCCGCTGGAGGTTATCCCGGTAGAGGGCGAGCCGGATCGTTATATGCTGATCAGCGGGCACCGGCGCTGGGCTGCGTGTGGCATCTTGTCAGCGTGCGGAGATTCGCGGTTTGACTCTCTCCCCTGCCTGATCCGGGAAAGCCACGGCAAACTGGATGACCGCATTGCGCTCATCACGGCGAACGCCACCGCCCGCGACCTGACCGACGGCGAGCGTCTGGCACAGTACGAGGCGCTGAAGGATGCGCTGACCAAGAAAAAAGCAGCCGGACAGCTGGAAGGCAAGGTGCGTGACGAGGTTTGCCGCATTCTGGGCTTGTCCACTGGTGCTGCTGCTCGGCTGAATGTGATTGCATCCTGCGAAAACGAGATCATCAAAGAGCGCTTGAAGGCCGGAGAGATCGGTTTGATGGAAGCATACCGCAGCGCACAGGATTATGCGCGTTTTATGGGCGCTGCACCGGAAGAACCGGAGCAGAAAGAAGAACCTGCGGAAACGGTACCGGTGAACCCGGATTATGCTGAGCAGAAATCGCCATTGGATTCCATTGCAATGCTGGTGAAAAAGGCTCACGAGGAGAAAAGAAAAGTCCAGACTGATGCACCGCAACCTGTTGTAAGCAAAAGCACTCCGCTCCCATCCGTGTATAACGGACAAAGATGCGATTATTCTGCATCGCACCGGTGCGAAAATGAAGCCGGTCTGAAGCATTTTATCAAGCATGGTGAAATCCACGGCTGTGCAGGGTGTTGCCGCGACTGCAAAAACAAAGATACCTGCGAATACAGTTGCGCGTATGCTTCCAAGGGAAAAGAAACGCAGGAGCAGGCGAAAGAGCAGCCCCATGGCCGGGACACGCTGCACAAGCTGGCAGAGAAAACGCTGGGTGCAAATGCAGCATGGGAACTGGAATGGGAAGATGTGCGTTTCCGGCTTGCGTATTACAAGCAGCATCTGCCCGGCGGGGCCACGCTGTGGAAGCGGATAGACACCACCAGAGAGGATGCCGGACAGACCTGTGATGACTACGCCATCATTCTGCAGGACAACAGCTTTTTCACCTGCGGCTGGATAGGTTTCTATTCCGGCATTACGGATATTCTGACAGATTACTTTGAGCTGAAATAAATTTTGGGAGGTTGCCGGATGAAGCCACACGAATTTCGCCGTCTATATGCAATACCCTACGACATTGCCAAACGTCGGCAGCGCATCGAGCGGCTGGAGATTTTACAGGCAGATGGTCCGCAGGCTGCCTCGGATGTGGTAAAAGCTTCTCACGGCGAGGGAAACAGCTGCGTTCTCGGCCATGTAACAGTGACCGGGACCGCAGATTCCTCCTACAACCAGCGTGCTGCGGAGATCCGGCGGCTGAAGGATATAAACCGAATGCAGAACAAACTGTACAACATCGGCGTGCACATGGTGGAGGACTGCGATGACCCGGAGCTTCGGGCGATGCTCTCGGCTATCTGCGTAGAGGGCAAAAAGCCGCAGGACGTTGCCGTGGAGCTTACTGAGCGGGGCTTTGACGTGGATGCGGAATCTATTCGCCGGAGGGTTTACCGGTGGATCCAGAAGAATGTGGGGTGATTTTATGGATTGCGTTTCTTGTAGGGTGCGTTTTCGGTGCCCTTCTAAAGCTGAGCCAAACTCTCTTGCGTGTATATTAACGCTGACCACTTACGGACAGAGAGAAGAAAGCCCGTACCAGACACCCGGAACGCCGAAGTTTTGCCCAATTTGCGGGAAACCGTTGCGGGTTATCGGCACTGAACGCTTTTGCAACAACGTCCAGTGCGTAAACAGGTACATTCCGATGGAGGGGCACAACAGACCATGGGAGAAAGAAGATTAGAAGCTGAAATATGGCGTTACCAAGACGCTGCCAGATATGGAAATGACATTTTTTCGCCAAAATGTTCTGGACAAAAGAACACTGAAGTGTTTAACCAGTTGCACTACGAGATGGACAAGAGCAATTTTAACACCTGTGATGGATGCTCAAAACACACTTCGCTTTATGCGAATGACACGATAGCTGAACAAATATGCAAAGACCATACATGCCCTATCTGGATTGAAAATCACCCAGAACGTAAAAATCGAAGAGTTAAAACCATCACGATCGAAGAATTGAAAAAGAAAGCAGAAAAAGAAAAAGCGCTTGAAAATCCATGTGCAGGCTGCGTGTTCAGGAAATACCATGATTGGGCAGAACCAACGTGGACTGGTTTTTCTCAGCACTACTACGATTGTGAAAAACCGGGTTGCCCGATGTGGAGCCGTCTGTGGTGGAGAAAGAACGACGATGGGACAACCCTTATGGATCAGGAGCCGATAAGGCTAACAAGAAAATTTCAGCATGCAGTATATGAAATTGTTCGATTTCTTAATGAAATTGTTGAGTTGCTGCTGAATTGATGGATGGAGGATGAACAGTGAAAGCGCATATTACTACAAAATGCAAACCGTGTCCGTTTTGTGGAGCAAGGGCGGATGAAATTGAGAGCATCACCGGAATGGACTTAATTGCCTGCTCCAACTACAACGGCTGCGGCGCAATCGTCAGTTTTAACAACAAGGACTGCGATGAGCGCGGTGCTTCGCCGGTGGTGTATTTCAACCGACGAGCCGGACAGGAGGATAAAAATGGATAAGAAAGAAAAGACAGTACGGTTAGCCAACGTCGGAGAGCTGGAAAATAGCTTGAAAAAAGACCTTGCCGAAGAAGAGGCTAAGGGAAAAAGTGCAGACATTCTTTTTTGCGAAAGCATCGAGGATGAGCTGTTAGACCTTGGAAACCTTCCAACCATAGACCCGGAAACGCTACGGCCCGAATCCGAGTGGGAACTTAACCCTTACAGATTTTCCTGTGAGCATTTCCGGTGCAAGAAATGTCACCACATTGACTGTGTTGCTGACAATTATTGTGGAGAATGCGGTGCAAAGATGAAAAACGCAGGGGTAAAACCGGAGGATCTTCCTATTCCTGAACAGGATTGAAATAACGGAGAGAATGTCATGGTTTTGTTTTATTGGCTTGCAGCCACTGTACTGATAGCTTGCCTGAGTATTCCGGTTTGTATGTTTTCCGTGCGGTGGGCATGGAAAAGCGGGTGGACAGTGCGGAAGATACTCATGGTATTCACACCGGCATCTGTCGTGCTGGGCGGCGTTCTTGGGTACACGATGGCGTATCTTGTGCTCAAATGACCGGTTTTTGCTGATTGACACAAAATTCACATTGTAACATTTCTCTGCGTAGCTACGCAAAAGCCGTGTCACAAAATGGTCGGAATGTCACAAAAAGGTCGAAATGTCCGGAATGTCCCATTTTGATGTGCTAAAATTATAATGCAGACATTGACGGAAACGTGAATGACCTGCATCCTCATGACGAGACCCGGCGGGAAGCATAGCACAGGCTTTTTGAATCTTCCTGTGCTCAATGGATCACCGCGCCGTCCGCTTCAAGATCCAGCGGCGCACACAAAACAAAATCAAACCCGGCGGGTGTCCACAGTGGACACCTTGGAAAGGAGTGCAAACCATGCTTGAACTTTTCAGCAAACTGTTTTGGTCTAATGCAAAAAGCTGTGTGCTTGCACCTGCGTTCCGGGAAATTTTTCAAATAGCATTCAAAAGTAATTTTGTGTGCATCGTCTGGAGTATCGGTTTTCAGGTGAGCCGCACAAAGCGTGAGCCGAGGGCAGAGATCGGAGGGCGCGGCTGTATGCAAGGGGCGCGGCCTGTTATCCGCGCAGATCAGCAAAAGCTGCTGATACAATTTATTCGAAAACATTTTTACCCGCCTGTTATACATGATGTGCACCGTGCATTGCAGGCGGGCATTCTTTTACGCTGCGTTAGCTCAACCGGCAGAGCATCCGGCTCATAACCGGGTCGTTGCAGGTTCGATTCCTGCACGCGGCATAATATATTCCCGTAGCTCAATTGGTAGAGCGCTGGTCTCCAAAACCAGAGGCTGCAGGCTCAGTCCCTGCCGGGAATGCCAGCTGCGTACCCTGTGAGGGGGCTGCGCAGATAGCCGGGCATCTGGCGGCGAAAGTACCGGATGCAGCAGCACTCCACCTGTTTACGTTGTCCGAGAAACTGAATGTATACTGGGAGTGCTGCTTATTTTGATATCCTGCCGTTCGCAAGGACGGCTTTTGTTTTGCAGGAAGGCGAAGCGGATGGCAGAGAGCATAGAGCGGGAAACTGCGGACAAGGAGGACAGCCAAGATGGCAGCAGGCGAATCGTATGAAGAGTTTGTGGAGAAGTTCAAACCCAAAAAGACCACGGACGACTGTTACACACCACCCAGCATTTACGCAGTTATCCGGGACTGGACGTGCAAGGAGTACGGCATCGACCCAGCCAAAATTGTGCGCCCGTTTTACCCCGGCGGCGATTATGAGAATTTCGACTACCCGGAGGGTGCCGTTGTTCTGGACAATCCACCGTTTTCAATCCTGTCCCGAATCTGCGGATTCTATCTCGATCGTGGCATTCCGTTCTTCCTATTCGCTCCATCTTTGACAGCGTTTTCTGCAAGGGCAAATAATATGCGGATGAACCATATCATTTGCGACTGTAATATCGAGTACGAAAACGGTGCAATCGTCCGAACAAGTTTTGTAACCAGCTACGGCGGGGACATCATAGCGCAGACAGAACCTCGCCTGACGAAGCTGGTAAACGATGAGGTAGAGCGCCTGCGACGCACCAAAACGGTGCAGCTGCCAAAGTATACATACCCGGATCATATTGTGACGGCTGCAATGCTCCAACGATACAGCCATTACGGTGTAGATTTCAAAATTCATAAAAAGGACTGCGCTCCGATTTATGCGCTGGACGCACAACACTCCACGGGGAAAGCTATTTTTGGCGGAGGCCTGTTGCTGTCTGACCGCCTCGCCGCAGAGCACGCCGCTGTCAGGAGGGCTGCGGCTGAGAGGGCTGCGGCCACAAAATGGGAACTGTCCGCTCGGGAGCGTGCCATTGTGGAGTATCTGAACAGCCATGAAATTTGATTACAACATCAAAGTCACCGACAACACCCTGCAGCTGCATGAAGCGCTGGAAGCATGAGTTGCGTTTGGATGGCGCTGCAAAATCGTGGAAAAGAAAGCCTTAACTACTCATGACCGATAAGTTTTACAAATGGCTCTGCGCTTTGATCGCATCGGGTGATGTGCATCCGTTCTACTGCTCCTCGCAGTGGGTGCGGTTGTCGCACAAGGTACTGGACATGGACAAGCACGAATGCCAGCTGTGCAAGGAGCGCGGGCGTTACCGGCGGGCAGAGCTGGTGCACCATGTCAACCATGTGCGCCGCGCGCCGAAGCTTGCGCTGGATATCTGGTGCATGGATGCAGACGGCAACCGGCAGCGCAACCTTATCAGCGTATGCAAGGACTGCCACGAGACTGTGTGCCACCCGGAGCGGCTGCGGAAATGCAGCGGCGGTGCGCCGCTGACCCGCGAGCGCTGGGACTGACCGGCACACCCCCTCCCGAAAAAACGGGCCGAGCGGGTCAAGCCCTTATTCGGGGTGTCCCCTGATCGGCGAGCTACGCTTGCGCGCACGCACACGCGCGAGGATAGTATACAAATTGCACAAATATGGATGAAACGGAGATCGTGATGGGAAAAAGGAAAACACCGGCTACCGCCAGCGAAAAATACCGGATGGAACTGGAGGAGATTGAGCAGGCCGCAAAAGCAGCCAACTGCGACACAAACTTTTTGTATCGCTCCACGCTGGACCGGTATGTTACGCAGTTGAACCTTCTGGATCAGGCACAGAACGACATGGATGAGCGCGGCCTTACCGTTGTAAAGACCACCCCGCGCGGCGCGGAGATTGAAGTAGCAAATCCTTCCATTCAGGTTTACAACCAGACTGCCAGCGCAGCCAACTCCACCGTATCAACGCTGCTGCGGGTCGTGCAGACGTTCAAATTTATGGCGGCGAAGCCCAGCGAGGACGATGAGCTGTAATATTCCCCCGGAGATCTTGGAGTACATTGAGCAGGTGGAGAACAATGCTCCGCGTGCTTGCAAGGAGCAGCACGCCCTTGTTGCACTGATCCGGCGCGTTTTTGCAGCTGAAGATATTTATGTAGATGCCGAGCGTATGCGGAAATACTTCCGTATCGCCCGGTATTTTCCTTATGACCGCCTTTTTCCATGGCAGACCTTCGCGCTGGGGCTTTGGTTATGCACCTATCGCAAGGATGGGAGCCCTCGGTTCAAGACTTTGTTTGCCATGGTCGGGCGTGGCGCTGGCAAGGATGGCGTAATTGCCATTTCCTCGGCGGCGCTGATCAGCCCATACAACCCGGTGCCGCACTACAACGTGGATATCTGCGCCAACAACGAGGAGCAGGCCGTCACACCTGTGAAGGACATTGTGGAGGCGCTGGAAAACCCGAAGTGGGAAGCCAAGCTTTCGCGGTTTTACTATCACACAAAAGAGGTGCTGCAGGGGCGCAAGAATCTAGGTGAAGTAAAAGGCCGCACCAATAACCCCAAGGGGCGCGATGGTATGCGTTCCGGCGCGGTCATCTTCAACGAGGTGCATCAGTACCAGAATTACGACAACATCAAAGTGTTTATCACCGGCCAAGGCAAGGTTGCAGAGCCTCGCGTTGGTTTTTTTACGTCCAACGGCGATGTATCGGACGGCCCCTTAGACGATTACCTTGCCAGAGGTCGGCGCATTTTGTTTGAGGGCGAACCGGATGAGGGCTTTTTGCCGTTCATCTGCTGCCTGAACACCAAGGACGAGGTGCACGACCCGGAAAACTGGTGCATGGCAAACCCTTCCCTGCCCTATCTTCCGCATCTGATGCAGGAGATCCACGATGAATACCGCGACTGGAAAGAGCGCCCGGAGCAGAACGGCGATTTTATTACAAAACGCATGGGCATCCGGGACGGCGCGAAGGAGATCTCGGTCACGGACTACGAAAACATCAGAGCAACAAACTGCCCTCTGCCAGATATGGCTGGCTGGAGCTGCACTGTTGGCATCGACTACGCGGAATTGGACGACTGGGCGGCAGTAGATCTGCATTTCCGCAAAGGAGACCAGCGCTATGATATCAATCACGCATGGATCTGCGCAAACAGCAAGACCCTGCCCCGGGTAAAAGCCCCGTGGCGAACGTGGTGCGAAAACGGAGACTGCACCTATGTAGATGATGTAAGCATCTCGCCGTATCTTTTGACGGATTTCATCCGGGAAGCCGGACGGAAATACACCGTAAAAAAAGTGGCGCTTGACCATTTCCGTTACACCATGATGGCAGAAGCGCTGCAAAGTATCGGTTTTGACGCGAAGGATAAAAACCGGGTGAAGCTGGTACGCCCCAGCGACATTATGCAGGTTGACCCAGTGATACAGGATTGCTTTAACCGCAATCTGTTTACTTGGGGCGATGTACCGCATCTGCGCTGGGCGGTCAACAACACAAAGCGCGTGCGCAGCAGCCGAAGTCAGGGTGTGGATACCGGAAACTTTATTTACGCCAAAATTGAGGGCAAAAGCCGAAAAACAGACCCGTTTATGGCGCTGGCGGCAGCCATGACGGTGGAAAGTGATCTGGGCACCGGTCAGGTGCAGCTGCCAAAGATCGGAGCATTTTGCTGGTAACTTGCCGGTAACTTGCCGGAAGGAGAAAAACAATGTCTTTTTCTGAGAAAATCAAACAGTTTTTCGGGTTTTCGCCGCCCGAGCAGAAGATCACCACACATGATTTTCTGCTGAACGGCGATGACCTGACCTGCGAAATGCTTGGCTACTGGCAGGAATACCAGCTGCGCGACCTTGCATTTAACTGCTGCGTAAACCTGATTGCAAATGCGATTGCAAACTGCGAGTTTAAGACGTTCGAGCGCGGGCAACCAGTTAAATCGGATTATTACTATCTGCTGAACGTAGAGCCGAACGTCAACGAAAACAGCACAACGTTCTGGAAAAAAGTGATCTACAAGCTCTATGCCAAAAACGAAGCGCTTGTTGTTCCGATTCCGCGCGGTGGGAGCGTTGAGCTTGTGGTGGCAGACAGCTGGACAAAGCCGGAGTACATCCCCACACAGGAAAATGTATACCGCCAGATACAGGTCGGGCAGCAGTCGTATACCCGTGACCTGAAAGAACGCGAGGTGCTGCACCTTACCCTGAACAGTGATGATGCAAAAAGGGTTGTGGATGCACTGTATGAAAGCTACAAGAATCTGGTGCAGTCCAGCATCAAGAGCAACGTCTGGAATAACGGTCAGCACATGAAAGTGCACGTCACGCAGGTTGCCAACGGTCAGGACGATTTTGAGAAAAAGTTTTCTGCAATGCTGGAAAGCAGCTATAAACCGTTTCTGGAATCCAACACCGGTATTTTGCCGGAATTTGACGGCTACGATTTCCAGCTGATGAACAACGGCACCGGCACAAAGGACACGCGGGACATCAAAGCCCTTTTTGATGACATTTTTTCTTTTACCGCGCGCGGACTGGGCATCCCGCCCGTGCTTGTGCAGGGTGATGTGGCAGGCATCAACGACATAATCACCCACTGGCTGACCACCGGCATTGACCCGTTGGCGGCGCAGATCAGCAAGGAGTTCAGCCGGAAGCTGATTCCAAAGGCAGACTGGCTGCGCGGAGACCGCGTATATGCGGACACCTCCACCATCCAGCACTTTGATATGTTCTCCAATGCAGCAAACATTGAGAAGATCGTCGAAAGTGCCGCATACAGCATCAACGAACTGCGCGAGGCCACCGGCGGCGCGCCGCTGCCTGATGAATGGGCCAACATCCACTGGATGACCAAAAATATCGCTACCGTGGAAACCGTTGCAAGGGACGCCGCCACGGAAAGCAAACCGAAGGAGGAATAATATGCCGAAACCCTATTTTGATATCCAGCAGTTTGGCGAGCAAACGGATATCTATATCTTTGGCGATATAGTAAGATACGCCTATGAAGACAGTCAGGAGACCAGCGCGTACAGTCTTGTCCAGCAGCTGAAGAAAATCCCTGATGCAGCCGAGATCAATCTGCATATCGACAGCTTCGGCGGCAACGTTTCCGAAGGATGGGCTATCTACAACGCGCTGCAAAGCAGCCGTGCGCGGGTCACGTCCTATGCAGACGGGTTTGTTGCCAGCGCTGCCATTTACCCATTTTTGGCTGGTCAAGAGCGTATTGCCAGCAATGTGAGCGCCTTTTACTTTCACCCGGCAAGCCAGTTTGCAGCCGGTTACGCCGAAGATCTGCGCAACGCGGCGAACGCACTGGACCAGCTGACCGAGATCGGGCTGGGCGCATTCACAAACGCCGGCATGGAGGAACAGGCTGCCCGCGACCTTGTAAACAGTAAGGCGTGGTACTCCCCTGCCGCTATGCTGGAAAAGGGTATTGCAACCAGCATCCGTAAAGCAGGCGACGCTTCCGGCGTGTCCCAGAGCGTGCGCGGCCTGATCGTGCAGCAGCTTATGGTGCCGCATAAGGATGTGGAGCCACCCGCTGAACCGCAGCCCGCTGAACCGCCCGCAAAGCCCAGCTTGATGCAGATGCTTTGCAATATCTGAAAATAAGCCGTAAAGCAGCACTTCCTTCGTGGGGGGTGCTGCTTTTTAAATACCAAAAAGGAGAAATCAACATGAATCTTGCTGAACTGTACAAAAACAATCAGAAGCTGAACGATCTGCGCCAGAAGCTGCACGATGCTTACAAGAGCAACGACGAGAATGCTGTGACTGACACCTTCCTGCAGATGTTCCAGACCGTGGGCGACATCAACCGCGAGGAGTACCAGCAGCAGCTGGACGGCATGAAGCAGGAGCTGGACAATTCCGTCCTGTATGCCCGCGGCGTGCGCCAGCTGACCAACGACGAGCGCGAGTACTATCAGGCCGTGGAGAAGGCCATGCGCGCCGACAACCCCAAGCAGGCGCTGGAGAACGTGACCGTTGTGTTCCCGCAGACGGTTATCAGCCGCGTGATGGACGATCTGGCATCCAAGCACCCCCTGCTGAGTAAAATCCAGTTTACTCCCACCGGCGGCGCGATCCGCATGATGCTGAACACCGACGGCATCCACAAGGCCAAGTGGGGCAAGCTGTGCGCCAAGATCGTGGAAGAGCTGACCTCCGGCTTTAAGGAAGTGGATGCAGGTCTGTACAAGCTGTCTGCGTTCATCCCTGTCTGCAAGGCGCAGCTGGATCTGGGCCCTGAGTGGCTGGACCGCTACATCCGCGCAATTCTGGCTGAAGCTCTGGCGAACGGTCTGGAAGAGGGCATTGTCATGGGTGACGGCAACGATCAGCCCATTGGCATGGTGCGTGATGTAAGCGATGACGTTGCCGTGATCGGCGGCAAGACCTACCCGGAAAAGGCAAAGGTAAAGGTCAACGATTTCGAGCCTGCCACGATGGGCAATCTGATCTCTATGCTGGGCAAGACTTCCAACGGCAAGGATCGTGACCCGGATGATCTGATCCTGCTGGTCAACCCGCAGGATTACTACCTGCGCGTGATGCCTGCAACCACCGTGCGTGCCCCGGATGGCACCTACCGCAACGACATTTTCCCTGTTCCCCTGACCGTCATCAAGACCGCTGCGCTGCCGCGCGGTCAGGCTGTGTTCGGCATCGGTCACCTGTACTTTGCGCCGGTCGGCATGAACAAGAACGGCCGCATCGAGTACAGCGATGATTACCATTTCCTCGAGGACGAGCGCGTTTACCTGATCAAGCTGTACGCCAACGGCTTCCCGGTGGACAACAACGCCTTCCTGAATCTGGACATTTCCGGCCTGCAGCCCATGACCTACCGCGTGACTACCGTTCCCGCGCCTGCCGCATCCACTGATGCAACTCTGAGCGCCCTGAAGCTGGGCAGCCTGAACCTGACCCCGGGCTTTACCTCCAGCAATGTGACCTATACGGCGACTACCTCGGCAGCCTCCAACACCATCACCGCGACCCCTGCCAACGCTGGCGCCAAGGTCAAGGTGGAAGTGGGCGGCAAGGAGATCGAGAATGGCAAGCCTGCGACCTGGAGCGATGGCAGCAACACCGTGACCATTACCGTGACCGCTGCGGACGGTGAGACCGTCAAGACCTACACCGTCACGGTCACCAAGTCCTGACCATGATTGGGATGTACGATACCGAGCTGCTGCCGGACATCAAAAACTATCTTGATATCACATGGTCGGATGATGCGCTGGATAAAAAAATCTGGGGCATCATCGTGACCGGTATGCTCTATCTGGACAGTAAGATCGGCACAGCACAGGACTACACGCAGCCCGGGCTTGCCCGTGCGCTGCTGATGGACTATGTGCGCTACACCCGCGACGGCGCGGCAGATATTTTCGAGCACAATTATC